TTGATCGGTGAGACAGACATCTATGAGATACAGTTTCCTGTAGAAGCCAACGTCATGTACTCTACCGCAGGATCACCTCCTAAAATAGATAGGGCTACAGTAAACCCTAGTCAGGCTGATGTAGGCGAAGTTCCAGGAGTAACAGTTTTCAGCCAGGCCAATAACTCTACCGGAGCTCAGGCCGCGCAAGGAGAAATCAACGAAATAGGATTAGCCAGTCTAGGATTCGATCAGACAGACGGCGGAACCATCGGTTTCAAGCGGGCCAACGAAATATATGATACAGAAAAAGGTATTAAGCAAGTAGACAACATGATCTTCAATCCCAAAGAACGTGTGTTCCAGTTCGCACAGCGACAGAGCCTTACATCTATCATCAATCAGGTTATTCTAAGTTCGGATTGGGCTGCACAGACTATCACGAAGCGGACCAAAGAAGGATTTGTCAAATGGTTTAAAGTAGACGTTCAAACTGAACTGCTCAAGTACGATGAATTGGTACAGGATTATAGCAAAAAAATAATTTTTCGGGTAGTACCCTACTATGTTCACGAAACTATTTTCGCTGAAGCCACACAGAAACCTTTTGGGTATGCGGAATTAGAAAACAGCATAGTCAAATATTATGACTACATCTACACAGGACAGAACGTAGATATCATCAAATTTGATATCCAGATCGACAATTTGTTTTACAAAGGAGCACAACCCGCACCTCCACAGGATGCCGGCAAGAGCAACAATCCAGAACAACAGGGTACCGCTTCCAATCCTCAGACAGAGGTCAAAAGGCAGAAAGGCTCAGCCGACGAATCAGCACAGGTAGAAAATGTGGGCAGATCGAGAAAAAAGAGAAGTCCTGATTACCTCAAGAGGGTAGCTGGGGGATCTGGATTCAGCGACAGCGAACAAGAAATCGCAGAGGAATTTTACAGAGCATTTGTCAGTGGTAGTTCAGCCGATATGATGAGAATCAATATCGAAATCCTAGGAGATACCTATTGGATAGTAGACAGCGGATATTCTAATTATTTTGCTTCTACACAGTCTACGGCACAGATCAACAACGATGGTACTATGAATTATGAATCGGGAGATGTCTATGTTTACATCAGTTTTAGGACTCCTGCTGACGTAGACGAAACCACAGGATTGTATGATTTTAACGGCAAGATGAAAGATAGTCCGTTTGGTGGCATCTACAGGGTCGTGCTGGTAGAAAACAATTTCGTAGATGGAGTATGGCGACAGAAATTAGAATGTGTTCGGATGCCAGGACCACAAGGCCCCGAGGAAGGCAGCAAGAAGGCGGCGCAGAGCACAGATAAACCAGGTTATAAGTTTGAAGGACCAGAACCAGAAACCGCGCAGGTTGCCGATAACGATATACCAGTCGCTCCTCCTGCGCCCGCAGCCGCTGCACCTAACATAGGATCTTTTGACAGATTTTTTAATAGCCTAGGAGATCCTAACGCACCGCCCTACACCGGAGACGACCCCATAGTTCGAGCGAGACTGGGATTACCTCCCGTGGAAGAAAACAGAGATATAACATAAAATGCCACAGCTAAGACGACCAACCGCAGAACAAGATATACAACGCAGCCGCATGGGCACCGGTATCTATTCGGCTAGAGTGATTAACAATCTCGATCCTACGTTTATGGGATCATTAGAAGTTTCTATTTTTCGAGACAGCGGTAACAGCGTAGAAGAAAACACACAGCATTTCATAGTTAGATATGCCAGTCCTTTTTTCGGACATACTCCCTATGAATATACTGGATTGAATTCCGGAGAAAACAAAACGCAAGAAGGATTCAATGACACACAAAAGAGTTATGGAATGTGGATGGTGCCACCGGATATAGGAGTCACGGTCTTGGTTGCCTTCGTCGACGGAGACCCCTCACAGGGCTATTGGTTTGCCTGTGTGCCCCCTAAGTTTGCTAACCATATGGTGCCAGCCATCGCCGGTAGTTTAGATCTGTTTGTGGATCAGGCAGATGCTAAAAAATACGGAACGAAACAACCCTTACCGGTAGCAGAATTCAACAAAAGGCTCAACGCCAAACGAGATGTGCTAACAGATGTCAACAGGATTAAAAAACCTGTGCATCCTATCGCGGACGTATTCCTAGAACAAGGACTATTAGAAGATGATGTTAGAGGAACAACTACATCTACCAGCAGGAGAGAAGCGCCTAGTTCAGTGTTTGGTATCAGTACTCCCGGCCCACTGGATAGAAAACCCGGTAATAAAAAAACTGCCATAGGTGACAGCGATCAAAAAACCAATCCGGTGATTCCTACAGGTAGGCTAGGAGGATCGACATTCGTGATGGATGACGGTGATGACAGATTCCAGAGAAAGACCACTGCTGCAGCTGGTCCTGTGCAATACGCTAACGTACTAGCAGGAGAGTCGGGTGATCCAACTATTCCATACAATGAATACGTGAGATTGCGTACTAGGACCGGACATCAGATTTTGATGCACAATTCTGAAGATCTGATCTACATAGGAAATGCGAAAGGATCTGCGTGGATAGAACTCACAGCCAATGGCAAGATAGATGTCTATGCTGCTGACAGTATCAGCATACATACTGAAACAGATATCAATATAAGAGCGGATAGAGATATCAATCTAGAAGCGGGACGTAATGTAAACATCAAAGCCGCCAGCGGTAGGATCAGGCAAGAGTGCGCCACCGATTGGGAGATTCTGGTTGGCAACGATGGAAAAATTACCGTAGGCAATAATCTAGAAAATTTCGTAGGCAACGATACTAAAATTACCACTGCTGCTAATTTCGATCTACGATCCGGTGATGCTAATAAATTCACTGCAGGATCCACTACAGACATCAAGAGCGGTGGTGCGATGACTAATTCGGCATCTAGGATAGACCTTAACAGTTTTCCTGCTCAGACTGCGGCTCAATGTCAGCCATTAGTGCAATTAGTGACGCACGATAATATCAAGATATCCGTGGCTGCAGGATGGGATAAACGTTATGTCGATGGGACTCTTAATAGCATAATGCGCAGGATTCCTATGCACGAACCGTGGCCTCAACATGAGAATTTCGCACCGGCACAGCATACGCCGCAATTCACCGATAGGGAAACATAACGATGGCAAAACTATATCAACAAAAATCGCTGGCTAAAAATGTCGCCAGCGTCGGAGATCAGAATCAAGGAATCTTTACCTACAAAGGATTCAGTTCTTCCTCGCCTACGAAAAATTTCAAACTCTATGATATCGATCTCGTCAAGCAGGATCTTCTGAATCATTTCTATATCAGGAAGGGAGAGAAACTGGAGAATCCGGATTTTGGCACCATAATCTGGGACATACTATTTGAACCTTTTACACCAGAAGTCAAAGAACTGATAGCCAAGGACGTAGAAGACGTGATCAACTATGATCCGAGGTTAGTGGTCACAGACCTACAGATCGATAGCACAGATATGGGTATTCGCATTCAGGCTGATCTTTTATATGTTCCTTTCAACATCAATGAGCGTATGACGTTTGAGTTTGATAGGAACAACACGGTTATTAACTAAGCAGTTTATTTTTCCAGGTAAATATGGTATATGACAACAACCAGCAGACAAAATAATTTAATCTTAAACCAGGACTGGACTAGGATATATCAGACCTTTAAGAACGCAGATTTCAAATCCTATGACTTTGAAAATCTCCGCAGGGTGATCATAACTTATCTTAGAGAAAACTATCCCGAAGATTTCAACGACTACATTGAAAGTTCAGAATATCTAGCATTGATTGATGCTGTGGCTTTTCTAGGCCAGAGCTTGGCTTTCCGCATAGACCTAGCGTCTAGAGAAAATTTTATCGAGCTGGCAGAAACCAAAGAAAGCGTGTTGCGTATAGCCCGAATGCTGAGCTATAACGCCAAAAGAAACATCGCGGCCAGCGGCCTGATGAAATTTACATCGATCTCCACCACTGAAGAATTGGTAGACAGTAATGGTAAAAATCTAGCTAATCAGATCATCAGTTGGAACGATCCTACTAATACCAACTGGTTAGAGCAGTTTATAACAGTGTTAAATGCCGCTATGACCGATAACACAGAATTCGGTAGAAGCCAGGGATCTGCTAACATCCTAGGAATTCCCACAGAACAGTACAGATTTAGGACCGTTTCAAACAGCGTGCCCCTGTTCACATTTACCAAGGCCGTGGCTGCACGTAATATGGCTTTTGAAATAGTCAGCACCACCTTCAAAAACAGCGAAAACATCTATGAAGAAGCACCTTTTCCTGGTAATCAATTAGGATTCGTGTATAGAAATGACGGTGCAGGAGCCGGTAGTGCTAACACAGGATTCTTCCTATTGTTCAAACAAGGTAGCCTAGAAATTGCGGATTTTGCCATAGACATACCAACTACCAACGAACGGGTATCTATCGAAGCACAAAATATTAACAATGATGACTTATGGTTATATTCTATAGATGGATCTGGACTACAGGCCGAAGAATGGAGCAGAGTCAACAATATCGCAGGTAACAACATAGCCTATAATAGTATCATAAGAGACATTAGGAACATCTATGCGGTCAATACTAAACCTAACGATACGTTGGAACTAGTGTTCGCCGACGGAGTCTACGGAAATCTCCCCCAAGGATCTTTTAGGGTTTACTATAGAGTTAGTAACGGATTAACCTACACTATCTATCCCAATGAATTAAGAGGTATCAACATATCGTTGGCTTATTTTAACAAATCGGGGGTACAGCACACTCTCACAGTTACTTTGGGGTTACAGTCTACTGTGGCAAATGCAGCCGCTTCAGAAGACATTGACACCGTTAGGATAAATGCTCCTGCGTCTTACTATACACAGAACAGGATGATCACCGGAGAAGATTACAATCTTGCTCCTCTGACTAGCAGTCAGAATATTGTAAAAGTAAAGGCAGTTAACAGAGTCAGCAGTGGTATATCGAGGAATTTCGATATCATCGATGCCAGCGGAAAATACAGCAGCATCAATGTCTTTGCCGACGACGGTTACATCTACAAACAAGAAAATGAAAAATCGCTAGGGTTTAAATTCGCCAACACGGTAGACATCATAAATTTCATCAGGAGAAGCCTAGAACCGGAATTTACCAACAGCGAAGTTTATAATTTTTATCTGACTAAATTTGATAGGCTTTTGTTCACGGACACGAATACTGTATGGCAGAATATCAGTGACAATCCGTCTACGGGATATTTTAAAAATCTAGTAGACAATTCTTTATTGAAGGTCGGAACGTATTCCACTAGTACTCTGAAATATTTTACACCGCTGGCATTGATAAAATTCGTGCCGCCTGCCGGCAAAGCTTTCAAAAAAAATAAATTAGTTGATATAGATACTACCGATCCTGATCAAGTAGATAGGATATGGTCCAAGGTTATCAAAGTAGTGGGAGATGGAACCAATGCCGGAAGGATAGTCGCGAATGCAGCTTCCGGACCGATCACGCTCAGCGAACCTGTACCTTCCGGCGCCATAGCCAGCGCGATCGTGGCTAAATTCGTCACAGACCTACCTAATTCTTTGGAATCTCAGATCGTGACGCAGGTAACGAATAATTTAGATTTTGGTCTCAGATACGATGTCTTGTCTCAACAGTGGAAAATCATAGAAAATAGCAATTTAAATATATCCAATGATTTTTCTCTGGGCAAGGCAGGCGATGTGACCAATGCCAATCTAGATTCATCCTGGATCGTGTCTTTCATCCAACGAGCCGGTAGTTACACAGTAAGGATTAGGTATCTCAGTTATATTTTTGGCAGCCTAGAACAGAACAGATTTTATTTCGATAGCAATGAAAAAAAATACAACGATAGCCTAGGAAAGGTTGTAAAAGACACGGTCAATGTTTTAAATATCAATAAAAAATCCGATCTTATCACCCAGCTTCAGACCGATGTGAAATTTGAAATCATAGATACTATTAAATTTGATGATGGATACGAAAGCACCAAAGAAATTAAATTAAGTTTTCTTGATTCGGATGATGATGGAATCATAGATAATCCCGAAGAATTTATTCAGTTAGCCGGTGCAGATCAAGA